TTTTTCACAACAGTCCAATCGATTTTCAACGCCTCATCAATCGCATCGTTGAGATCCACCACGTCCGCATACCTCTCCAATGCGTACGGTGCGTAACGATCAAACGTATTGTATGGCATGATCTAAGAAACTTTAATTATGCACTTCATTGGGCTCGTAAAGCCCTCTGTACTTAGAAAAATCTTTAGACAGCTCATAGAGCGCGCACATTGCGTGCGTCATGTCCACATCCGTGTTGTACCTCTGTTTGACCATGGTGGCTAGACTTTCGTAAAAAGAAAAGTCATCGTAGGTCGAAAAAAGGTCTCCAAATGAAACCCAATGTTCTTCGAGGTCTTTACATTCCTCAGAGAATTTGATAGGTTTGCCCAAACGCTCGATCCTCTTAAGAGGGTCGACCATTGCCAAAAATCTCTCGCCGTTATTCGCAAAGAAATACGAGCAAAAGAAACCATGATTCGTGTTAATCACCTTACCCTTCAAATTGAAAAAATAAGATAACTGCCGAACGCCCTCTTCCATCTGGAAAGTGTTCTTCGAAAAAATAAACGAATCATCGCCAACAAAATAACTAGCTTCTGATCCTTTCAGATCAAAAACCGTAGCCATTGCAGCCATTGAAATCAAAGTATTGCCAAAACAAGTCATCGCATCACCTGTCTTGCGTTGGTAAACAAAATAACACTTAATCCCATTTGCAAAATTAATCGCTGTGGAACTCTCGTGACCATCTCCCCAAACCGCGAGCAATTCCTTGTCCAAACCCAATTTTTCAAGAAAATACATTTCCACTTCGAAACATTCTCTAGTCTGGCTCTTGTCGAATTTTTCTTGATCAATTTCGAGCATAGTGTATTTCTCTCTCGGGTCCAAATAGCAGTTTAGATGAGAATTTAGATGATCAATATTCTTCCGAAGATGGCAATAGACATCCGGTCTCAAAAGCGACGAAAATCGCTCAAAAAGCTGCTTAAAAATCGGACTAAAAAGTGCGTTGACTCTCTTCTTATGAACGACAAGGTTCTGCAACCCTGCGTATTCAAAAGGAGCCATCGTTTCCAGTTTGTTTTTTGGTTCTGGCTTAATCAACATTTCGTAGAAAGCCACTTCCCAAGGTTCAACTGGTTCGTCCGGTCGTTCAATCATACCCAATTTCCTTTTTTTCAGGTCAGCAAGCCAATTAGCAATAGACCCGACTTCAGATGAAACCGGTTCGCGTTCGAACATTGAAATGCGTGCCTTAGCATCAGGCAAGCAATAAGCGTCCAAGAAGCGTTCAAATGAATACTCCTTAAGGGCGTCAAGATTTGAAACCCTACTGTTATCAGGAGTGTTGAAATTCCGCTTCACCAATGTGAGGAGATTCTGACGAAACGTCCTCGGTCTAGATAATGGTTGACCAGTTCTCAAGACTGGGTACTGATCATTCTTTTCAAGATATGTGCGTGCAACGTTAACATGTGTTTTTGAAAAATCCACTGTCATCTTCTGCACAGATAGCTCCAAATCAGAGTGTTCTAATTCGTAAGCATCAAACTTTTGATTTTCCGTCGAACCAAAAGGTAATATCGCATCGTATGTGTCTTGTAACACGACGACCGCATCGTTAACACCTGGCGGCGGTATTTTTGCCAGGGTTA